GTTTGTTTCTGTAAATACAGCATCTTCCATAGCAATAGATGACAAAATATTTATCTTAGCCATTTGTGCCATCAAACCAATCACTTGGTCAAATTGACCTTGTAATCTATCAAAACTATATCTTTTAGCTACTACAAATGATGGACCTGACTTTAATGGATTAGGTACAAAATCTACAATTCTTCTAGATGCAACGTGCATAATGTATGTACCTTCTTCATTCATATACTCAAGAAGTACATCACCACTTTCATCTGAGTTTTCCCAACTACCATCATTATTAAAGTTATATACGTTGTAATTATTAGCTGCTTTGTTTTCTTCTCTAGATTTAAACCAAGAACTTAATTCAGGATACATCTCAAGTAAATTTTTAATTGGTACTCTTTGTATAATTGCTAATTCTTTAGGGTCTTGACCATTACCAAAATATCCAGGAAAACAATCGTATGGGTTTCTTAATTCTGCTGTAGGATATATATTTCCATCTATACTTTTCTTTGTAGTAATTACCCAAACAGCAAATCCATATCCAGGCAACCATCTAGCTACTTGTGGTAGTTGTGAATCTAATTCTTGTAATCTATCGTATGAAGTTATTATTCGTTCTAGTTTTTCTTTTTTAATTTTATTTCTAGAGCTATCTCTACCATTAGTAATATGTACATCAAGTGTAGGTTGCTTACCTAGTTTTTGTGCAAGCCTATCTAATGCAGATAAAATTAAATTAGGTGCAGGTATTAAACTGCTATCCATTCTGTCCATATTAGGACCAAGTAATTCTCTAATGCCATCAGCACCACCATTTAATATAGCTCTAAATCTAGCTCTATCAGGTAATGCATCATCGTGCATTTCTTTAAGTATTGTTGCTCTGTCTACAATTTGTTCAGGTGTCATTTAACTCCAAGGTACCTCGTTCCAATCAGTACTATTATAACCCATAAAGCTAGGATTGTATTCTAATTCCATATCACTATAAGTTAGCTTTGTCAAGGTTCTAACGACTTTCATTGGAAACCAACTTGCCATTACTATATCTGACTTTGCCTTACCTCTTGCAGAATTTTTACTTGCAAAATAAGTAAGCTGTTTAGTATAAGCGATTGTCTTACTTTGTGCATCTGCATCTGCAAAAGGCAATGTAATCATTTTATCACTAAACATTGGAGCAAGTGCAGTTACACCAAATCTTTCATCCCATTTATTTTTATGAGTTTCGTGTCCTTCTAACTTTATACCCTGCACATTGCAATAATCTTTTGTGTGTTTATCTTGTCTAATAGCTTTTTGAAAACCATTTTCTTCAATAACCCAGTGGTAACAATTATATTTTTCATACCACAACTTAATTAAATTAAATGCTTCTTCTAATCCACCACCGTGATGATTTTCTAAATCAACCATTGTAAGTTTTATTTGACCATTCTTAGTTTCAACAGCCCATAAGAAACCTGCTTGATAACCTGTAGCTGCTGGGTCTAGTCCTGCTACTAAGTAAGAACCTGGTGGTACATAACCTAATCTCATATTTTGGTCATAGCATTCTTGTATTTGTTCTGGATTAAATAATCTAAGGCTATCGTTAAAGGCTTTATTAAGATATACCATTTCAAAGTTTTTTAAACCACCAGTAGTCATAGCATCTTTCTTACGGTTCATTAACCATTTAAAAGTTCTTTTACCTGACCACAACATACAATCAACGTGTTCTTCTTCTTCAAACTCTGCTATGTCACACATACTATCGTGAGCTTCTTCTACTATATGTTCCCAAGCATCATTTTCTAAAATTGCAGAATATAAATCTTCAGGGTGCTGTCTAGAACCTATAAGCACCATAGCTGTATGTTCCTCTTTTCTAGAACCTAATGTAGTAGTCCACCAATTCTTTGTATTTTCTCTTGATGCAGGTTGCATAGTAGAACTATGGTCCTCAATGTCATCTGCAATAATTAAATCACAATCTCGTGAAAGTATCTTACCACCACGTCCAATACCAATCATTGTTGGAGATTTAATACCTGATACTGTTCTAGTAGATACAGTAAAACCATTTCTTGACCACATCTTACCTGCTCTAGTTGCAGGTTTAAAGCTACCACCTGGTCCACAAAAATCTTCTTTTAATTTTTCGTTTTGCTCTAAAGTATCCATAACAGACATTACAGAGTTCATAGCAATATCTTCATTACCACCTACCCACATAATTCTTATGTTAGGATTTCTACAGATAAGCCAAATAACAAAGTGAATTAACAATTCTGTTTTACCGTGTCGTGGTGGGCTTAGTATCATTTGTTGTCCACCATTAAGTAATGCTTTGTTAATAGACTTAATCCAGTTGTGGTGAAAGTCTGCTGTTTCAAAAGGTATACCTTGTTCTGTTAAAAAGTATCTATCTCTAAAGTTTTTAAAATCATCAAGAGATTGTTTAGCATCATCAGATACTTCCCAATTCTCTGCCTGTATATCTTTTTCTAAATCTTCTCTATATGCTGCTAACATTCTAGCTACGTGTCCTGCTGTACAACCTAATGCATCAGCAACTTCTTTTCTAGTAATTAAATCTTTTATAAGTTCAGAAGCATAACCATCATTCCTAAACTTGTCATACAAAGAACCTCTACGGACAGATGCAGATTTAGGTTGATTAATTTCTTTAACAGGTACTTCATAGGTTTCTCCTTTTTGTTTAGCTCTATGTATTCTTTGAGATATACGTTTATAGCAAGTATCACTACAATATTTAGTTTTGCCTTCAGGTAACTGTTTATCGCAGTCAGGTGCGATACAGATTATATTTTTTACCATTTTACTTTATCAGCCCAATAGGCTGCGGACATTTTACCCTTCTTAATGTTCTTAGCGTGTCTTGCTTTAAAACCTTTACGTCTAGCTTTTTGTTTAGCAGATGAAGGATTTTTACCTGCACCTCTAACACCTTGCTGACCAAATCTAATTAACTTTATTTTATGACCTTCTTGTGCTAAAACAACGTGAGATTTACTAGGATGCTTAGGAGTACGTTTTGGTTTATTGACACCTGATAGTCCGTGTTTTTTTAACATAGCCTTTTTACGTGCATCGTGTGCCATTACTTCTTTTTCCTAACTGCTCTACTTTTTTGTACAGCTTTTAAATTTATGTATTTACCTTCTTTATAAAGTTTAGCAGTCCTCTTAATCTCGGCAGCAACTTTAGATTTAGGATTTTTTTTATTTTTTAAATACTTAGAAGGAACTCCTTTTTCATAAGGAACTTTACGTTTACTTTTTTTTCTTGACACTTTTTTTCTTACCTTTTTTCTTTAGGTCATTATCTTGAGAATGTCCACCTCTAATAAAGCTATTTACCCTACCCATAGCCCAAGCAGCCATACTAGAAGATTTGCTACCACTAGATAAATAAGCACCTTGCCCTCGTCTGTAGACAGCAGCAAGTTGCCCATAAGTGTACTTTGAGTTTTCTGCCTTCTTTTGAAGGGTAGCTTTAGTCGCAGCATTAATCGGTTTTCTTGCTGGTTTTTTTGCCATTTAACATTTCCATATTATGATTGTAGTCAATTACAAATTTCTCAACTAAAGCATCTATGTTAGAAACATTTGGTTTCTTATTTATAATTTGAGAGCCACAGGCTTCAGATAAATCCATAGCCCATTTCTTTAGCACGTTTGGTCTGCTAAAAATATTTTCACCTTTTTTTATTTTGCCAGCCATTAGTACTTCTTAGAACCTTTTTTACTCTTCTTCGTGCTGTATCGTTTTTTCATACCTTTTTTGTTTATTGGCATTATTTCTCCTTCGAATAGAAACGTTATAATTTATACAAATAAGATTAACACATTTTTTATTCTTAGGAAATATTTTAAGTGGTTTACCACATTTGCGACATAAAACTATTTCTCGCATTCTATAATAATAGCAGGGGGATTGCTAGGTTTTCCTCCTTTACCTAGCTTTCCTCCTTAAGCTACAGACTCCAATAAGTGATAACTTACGTTCAGTTCTTTGACAACCCCAGTCGCAAGTAAGTCGCTTATAGGTACTATCAAAGAGCGTGAAAAAAATTTTTCATTTTGAGCATCTACAATCCTGTAG